ATCTAAAAAAGAACTCGTGTTGTATCCCATGCTAATATCATAAGCCAACCATTCATCGAACTCAGCGAAAGGATCGAAGGGATTGTCAACTGTTGTCAACATGTACTCAGTCACTTGCTCAGTATCAGCCACGGTTCACCTCACTCACTCAACCCGACTTTGAGTGTGGTCAAGCCGATACCCAACTGATCTGCTACCTCTGCTTGGGTATAGCCTGAGGCTAGCATTGTCTTCGCCCTAAGCAGCTTTGTACTACTGAGCTTAGCTTTATCCTTTGGCAGAGCTAGCGCTTTGATTGTATCGGGGTCGCTGTGGGTAAGTACGCGTTCTAGTTTAGAGTTACTGATAGCGCCAGCTTGGATAGCATCCCACTCCGATTGGGTCAGCTTGATGCGTGTCTTGCCAGCGCCAGTACGAATCCTTGCTTGGTTGAGATGTTGCTGCTTGATCTTCTTGATCTCAGATGACTCCATGTGTGGGTTGGATTGTCTGGTCTGAGATACAGCAGCATTGGCCAGGAGCTGAGCCTGCCGTTCATATGGTGCATTCTTCTCGGCCAGGTTAAGCTTGGCGTTGATAGATGAGACTTCATTAGCGTACACCTTCTTAGCAGATTCAGAATACGGAATGCCTCTCGTAGAAACCGCAGCCTTCCGTGCATCATTTGCCATAGCCTTAAGCTTATTGGAATGATGTGCATACACAATCTCAATAGGGAAACCTTCCCCTTCAATGAGAGAGAATGCATCAGGAGTCTCAGCCAATCTCTTAGACTCTTGGGTCTTAACCTTAAACTTACCAGTCTCCACAAAGACTTTCCTACCTGTAGTAGGATCCACAACACTCCTACGTACAGGCTGCATACGCCCTGTCTCCACAAAGACTTTCCTACCAGTCTTAGGATCAATAGGACCGCCTTGACTAGCAGGGCGGGGGATTCTTTCAGGGATGTGGATCTCTGCGCCAGCCCTACTAATTAGAGTCTGAGCACCAGCCCTCTTACCACCTTGATACTTCTCTTTGAGCTGAAGGATTCCATTGTCTTTCTCGGACTGCCTGAAATCTAGATCATGCTTCTCAGAATCGATGACCACCATAGAATGCTTGATAGCTCGTGCAACTTCATCCGTACCTGCACCACGAATAGTCATATCAGTAATAAGATTAGAAACCTTACCCATCTCACGCTGCTTACGAGCACTATCAATCTTTGGAATGGGAGAATCTTTAGGAAGCTTGTACATCTGTGGATCGAATCCCTTTAGATCTTCCAATGCATTAGTACTTTTGATTTGTTTCCTATTATTAGGAATGACAAGTACGGTATCGCCATCGAAGTCTGCACCAGACAAACGTTCGGCTACAGTATGGTGGATTCCTATAGCATCGTGTCTAGCTGAATCTTTACCTGTACCTAGAATCTTCCTAGCTTCTCTATTTCTATTGTTCACTGTCAACTGTGGAATCTCAAACGTTCCGCCATGAGGGTATCTGATTAGAGCTACTGTTTCTCCATCCCTCATAGTCGGAGCATAGATCTCACCAGGCTTCATAGAGTTGATAGGAAGAATAACCTTTGTGGCTTGTCTAGGAAGACTAGCCGCCTTCAGATGAACCGCAGCAGCATCTGTTTGATCAGCAAACTTCAAGAGGAGATTCTGACGAACTGTCGGATTTGTGAGCGACATGATTTCGCCAAACTCTCTCTGACGCCGATCGAAAGTTACATTCAATTGCTGCTGAGCCAACGCTGGACTTTGCTTAGATAGAACTTGCGACGAAAGAGTTCTTGACCACGTATCCCAAGAACCTTCTTCTCCAGCTCCCTCTTTACCACCAACAATGTTCATAGCCGAGATGACTTTTCCATCTGGTCCATTAACTTGTCGAATGATAGAGCCGAAAGGAAGATCTGGATCCGTAGACAATTCTTTCATAGCATCTTTCTTACGTCCAGTGTCGTGCTTGTTCGTATTGAACATGAGATCTACACCAGGAGGAAGATCATCTTTGTAGACGGCCATACCTTTCAAATAGTGCGTGCCATCTACAGCAATTCGAACTTGTGCATATTTGGATTCCCCAATAGTGAGATCTTTCACACCAGGACGAACATAGATTACGCCATCTGCTTTAGCTCCACCAGTCTCGGCGTAGTTAATTGCAATCCTTCTAGAATCCACGGAAATAGGAGGCTGTGTTCCTACAAACGTTCGGCCGTAGTCAACAGAATGTTCGTCGATTTGCCGAATGTCCGCTCTATTTCTCTGAATCTCAGAAAGAGTCGTACCAGGAGGAGCCAACACTTTCATTGTCGTAAACTTACCTGTACCAATCTGCTGAATCTGAATGTTATGGACCACATAACCTTGTTCTTTCAAAACAGACACAGCAGTGTCAAGACGAGTTCTTGTAACGCCCATTTGATGCTCAACACCTACGCCAACATCGATCATCTTCTTCTTATCAACTTGATCTTTGAGAACCGCAGCTGTAGCATGAAGAGCAGATGCTCTATCTTTAGCACCAGGAGCCAAAAGTGCACGAACAGAAGACTCATTAAGACCCATACGTCTACCAATTTCTATATTAGACCAACCATCATCAGCATGACGCTGAGCAGTCATTTGCTTTTCTTGTCTTTGCTGAGCAACAGCAATTGACTTAGCAGCTCGAAGTTCGGTTGTCTTAATCCCAACGCCTCTAGCGATTTCCGCTTCTGTCATCCCATCTTTCTTCAATTTATCGACATAATTAAGAAAATCGCGGTTTCTTTGACTTTCAGATGCACCGGACCCCCACGGATACCGACCTGAACGACGCAAAATTCCATAGTGAGCCAGATGTTCTTCTTGATTACGAATCACTACGAAATCACCTCCTCAGGATTCTTCCTCTAGTTTGTGGTGGGTAAGTATTTTGTCGAATTCAATAATTTTTTCCATGATAAACGCAACATCTTCGGGATCTGCATCATAAACCTGCACCTCATTACTTTGATAGAGACGAAGTTCCATTTTAATCTTAAATGGATCCACATCGTATTCTAGACAAAATAAGGCAGCATAAATCTCGAGTTGATGTACAGAAGCTGGATAAACGCCAGTTTTGAGATCATGAATTCTAAGAACGTTGTATCGAAATGAGATTGTATCCGCCGTACCGAAACAATTCTCCGAATAATACAACGGTTGTTCGCATGTCATTTTATACTTAATGGCATCATTAATGTATAATCCGACAGTTCCGACTAGATCCGAAAGTCGACCTTCTTTGATTTCTCTGTGAGCATACTCATGCTGTAATGTGCCATACATTGCTGCTTGAGCTGAAGTCCAACGATCGATCAGTCGATCACGCGAATAATGAATCCAGTGATACTGACTAGGACTAAGAAACGCGTGCTCTCCGAGGAGATTCAAATGCTTGTTGAAGCGCATTCAAAACCTCTTCTTCATTTTCAGGATAAATAAAAGCAGCAAAAGACATTCCATCGAAACGCTCAACGTAATGTCTTTGATTCGGTTGTTCGCGAGCATGTTCAGACATCTTAACTTCCAAAACAGCCCACTGTTTATTCCAAAGAATTAGAAGATCTGGTAATCCTTGTGTATACGCCGTATCTATCTTAGAGATAAAACATCCAGGAAACATTTTTTCGATTTTTTTAATCAATTTGGCCTGATATTGATTTTCTGTCATTACACTGACCTCGAGTAGACAGAAACTCCACCACCTTGGTTGATGATGACTACACCTTCATCTACTGGAATTATTGTTGTCGAAACTCTTGGATAATTTTCCTTATAATAAAGATTCGTTCCATCGTTTCGTCCAACAACTACAACCCCAGACAAAACTGCCCCATACGTATTAATAAAAGGATAATTCGTATCATAAGGATCGTTAGCTGGGTTGCTATTATGAGGCATTAGTTATGTTCCCACGCCGTAGTTTCAATCGCAACAACCGCGGTGGCTGAAGGACCGGAAAGAGCACATGGAATTACAAAATGTCGACCAGCAAAAGGTCCAGTTCCACTAAAATCAGTCAAATCTGTTATATCCGAAGAAAAATTTGTAAAAGCATGAGGAACTGCCCAAAGACCTCTAAGATACCCTCGAAGACCTAGAGATGGACTAGAAACCGAAAATCTACCAAGATGAATTGCTGAATCCGCTGGATTAGGAAATGGCCAAGTTGACGCACACCAAGTAACTAGACCACCACCAGCAACATTTCCATTAGCAGATGAATAAGCTGAACAAGTCATAGAAACTTCAGAACCAGTTTGCGTATGACTTCTAGCCACCGAACAACGTCCAGAATTGGTCATAAAATCGTCGGTTGTAGTAGATGTATGTGCAATTTGACCCGCGCACATGGTTCCATAATTGTCTCCAGGAGCCACAGAATAAATATCTCCAAAAATACAAATTTTCATATTGCTTAGACTAGCTCCGATAAAAGTATAAAAAGTTCTATCGTCAGCGGCAATCATCCAAAGAGTATTTCTTGTGACGTATACTACACTTCCAAATGGACCGCTACCCGAACCTAATCCAGTTGCATTAATATAGCCCATCATCGTTGGATACTGTGTAGCAGGAGAATCATCCAAATAACAATAAAATCGATTACCAGCTGGGGCACGATATACACGAGCTAGAGCACTCGTATATTCAATAGTCCAACCTGCTCCTGCCTTACTCCCGTATCCAGTAACCAAACACGCATCAAAAATCGGAAGAAGAGCACCGGGTGTAGAAATTCCGGATAATACAGGTGCACCAGAATCACTACTTTTATAAAGAATTGGAACAGTCATGAGTTATGATCCCATGTCGTGGATTCAATTGCAATCCAACTGGTATTTCCATTTGATCGAGCTCGGAAAAAGACAAAATTCTTTCCAGCATAAACACTTCCCGAAGCTCCATCAATATCCGTAGGATCCGATAGATCTTGTGACATACCGGTATGGTCGCAACCCCACATTCCTCGAATGTATCCTCTTAGACCATATGTAACTGATTCGATGGTAACTCGAGTCAAATGAACGGAACCGTCCGCAGGACTTGGAAACGGCCAACCTCCACCCATCCAGTTTGAAGTTTGTCCCGGCGAAATCTGACTGCCCAAACCTTGATGAGCTCCAATAGACATAAGTATCGGATTACCAACCTGACTCGAATGTCTTGCTACGCCAAGACGTCCCCCCATAACCGGCGCAAGATAACTCAACGACGGAGACGGAGTATATCCACCACAACAACTTCTGTAAAGATCGTTGGCCGCAAGAGAATAGAATTCTCCAAAACAATAAAGATAACCAGCAAAAGTCGAAGGAGTTGTCGATGAACTATCAATCATAAGAATAAGACTACGATCATCGGCGGCGAGCAACCATGGCCTAGCTACTGCATCCGACGTGAAGCTTTTTCCCACATATGCCATACTTGTACCTACGCCAGGATAAGGTCCAGCTCCAACGCCAACATCGGTTGCTGTTCTGTAACCTTTCCATTGTGCAACATTTGCGGCAATGTTAGCATTATCGACAACGTCCAAATAATGACGAATTCCAATCGGAGCCCTATAACTTGCAAGGTTTGTTCCCGAAAACGGTTTGGTCCATCCCGAAGGACTTTGCGAGCCGTATCCATTCACCAGACAAGCATCCAAAAGAGAAATAAGAGATCCAGCTACACCATTAAGTGCTGGTGCACCACTATCTGTTGATTTATAAAATCTAGTGGCCATTAGCTCTGCACTCCTTCAAGTT